GAAACTGCAATCCGGACCGTGGTGACATTTGCAGTTTCCGCGGTTACGCCACGGCCAAAAGGAATAGCTCCTTCTGCGATTCGGGAAATGACTTTGTCGAAACTGAGATCGGCTTTCATACCGGCAAAAGCTTCAGTCAGGTTAATATTGTATGCTGTCTGTGACATTGGTTTTCTCCTCTTAAAGGTAAATGATAATTACTTGGTAAATCTAAGCTGTGAGCCTTTCCGCTTATTTCTTGTCTTCGCCCGGTTTCCAGGAGTTGGTCATTCGATCAACCATATCCTTCTTGGCCTTAACAACCGGGTCAGCACCTGTGCTATCACTCCGTGATGCAGCAGCCTGGCGCTGGCGTGCGATTGCAGTTTCGTCGCCTTTGTCCACAGCAACCGTTTCCGCAATTGTGTCAAACCGGGCTCCAATGTACTCGGCAGACTTGTCGTCCAGCTTCACGTCCGGATGCTTAGTGAGTACGACTTTCTTCCGAAGCTCGGCATTGTCCAGCTTCAGCGATTCCTCAATGTCCTTGGCATCGATGACTTTCCGGGCAATAGCTTCAACAGCCACCCGCTCTGCGACGTCTTTCCGAATGTCGCGTTTCTCAAGCTCGTCGGCTTTGGTTTTGAGCTGATCACGCTCGCCTGTGATCTTGTCAAGGTCTGCTTTCGCGACGGTGCTGTCTGTGCCAGCTTTGGTGATTGCTGCATTCAGTTCATCGATTTTCCCATTCAGCTTGCTGATATGGTTGACAACTTCCTGCGATGCATCGTACTGGATTCCGTCAATAACGTAAGGCATTACACGCTCCCTTCGTTGGGGGTTTGGTTGAGTAGTTAATTGATTGACTACAGTTGTATTCGATCCTTCGAGACTGTCAAAATTTAAAGTTAGATCAGGCCCTCCTCTCGCTGCATCGCAAATCGCCACGTGGTTATACTTTCTTCCGATTTGTATCGCATCGTATTTGATTCCACTTATTTCACCGGGCTGCATTAACAATTGACATGTATACCCGGGCGAGAGCTGCTTACGGCCCTGGTCCACGTGATCTATTGCGTCCTGATCTGTTATCGTCAATGATGTGGTGAGGTAGTCATCCGACTTGGAAACTGTCTCGCCTGTGAAGCCAATCTTTTCAATCTTCGCAGAGCGAGCATCAAGCATCTTTTCCGGATGCGAATTAGTCATAGGCTTGAGTTTAAGGGAATCCATTGCAATCGAACTGAAAAGCGTTTCGGGGGGAAGGTACTCTTTGCGAACTTTACCGTCACCAATGTAGTATGTCATCACACCTACTTTGGCTATTGCTGCATTACCCGTCAGGTACCCTTCATCAGTACGCTTGATCGATCCTATTTTCTTACGAACAAAATCACATCGCTGCTCCACCAGTATATCCGTCTCGTCGCCTTTGGGCAGGAAGGAATCAATCTTGTTGGCATCCACTCCACACGATTTCAAAATCAGCTTTACTTCGTCCAGCGTAAGATTGACTTCTTTAAGTGACGGCATGAACAGCTCCTTTACAAATAAAAAAAGCCCGTGAAAGTAGACCAAGTTCTACCAACACGGGCAAGGCAACAACTTCACACCAAGAAAGGAAGGTTGGCTCACAGCCATTGTGTACCTAAAGTATAATCATTGCGGCAATAAAAGTCAAGCTTCAAATCTTATGTTGTGCAAAAGCATGGACGGACCCGATTCCGCCCGATCTACAGTTCACCGTAAATACAATCGTACCTGTATACTTCTCTTCTTTACAAAGAGTACCACTTAACACGTCGCTGACATACTTGGATGCACTCTCGATCTGTGCCTCCTTCTTAGGCTCTAAAGTATTTACAGTCAACTTCACGTGTGCTGTACGGCTTCCGTTTATCGCTACTCCGCCTCCATTACCCATTGTTAAAAATTCCCTTCTACTATAGTGCTGAAGTCTGCTGCTGCATAGCACCGACATTGATAGTCCTCTCCTGGATGCTTCTCAATACCGCCAATTGAAGATCGTTGTTTCCATCGTTTATCCTCTGGTCCATTCTTGTAAACCGTCGCGTCGTCCCATCTGCAAAGCTTACCGTTCATCGCTGCGTGAGAGCTGCGTACACGCTCGTCACTTGCTGTTTCAAAGTAGTATTGCGAAAGGCCAAGTTCCGTTTGCCTCAGCTCTGTCAACTGCCCGTTCAATTTGTTTACTTGATCTCGAGCAATGAGCTCCGCGCGTGTACGTGTTTTCTTAAAGCGTCCAGCAGCAAGCTTGGTCCCATCCAATATTTCCTTTCGTATAGAGGAGATTCGTTTACCTGCGCGAAATCCACGGTTGACTATACCCTCGATATCTTCCTTCGTTTCCCGAGCAAGCTTTTTGAGCAAAGTAACATTCTCTCTTGTAAAGCTTTCAATCTGCTCGTTCAACCAGGGCTCTCGTGTAAAGATGTCAACGCCTACAATTGAGCGCACAGTCTTTCGCCACTGCCTTTGGTTCCACCGTGTAGTCTCTTCCGCTATGTTAAGCGACACGTCCTGGACCCGGGGAACTGTACGATCAATCGCAATTTCCAACGTCCCCATAATGCGTGTGAAATCAGTAACCCACGAATCAGAGTGCAGTGCGTCACCCTTGATATTGGAGGATGCTTCCGGCCTGTTTGCATACGCATCTAAAGCCAGGAGCTCCAATTGCGGATCAACGATCTGCATATATTGCCGACGCCACTCGTCAACGAATTGAAGGAGCTGCTGCTGATATGCATACTCAATCGTCCGGGGCACTATCATTTTCGGTGGTTTCCGGATACGTATACGCCTCATTAGATGCTCCTGCTTTGCTTGTCGTAGCTGTACAGCAACAGCAACAGCATCACCGCGGTATCCGCTTTGGTGGGCAGCATAGCCTTGAATTGCGGCTTTCCTTTTTGCTCGCTTGCGTGTACCCTCCTGCCCCGGGCTGTATGTATAGCACTTGCCGCTCGCTCCCCATTTATACCCGGGCTTGCCATTTAATAAGCATACAGTAACTGGCATGAGCTACTCCTTGTCTTCGGGATCTGCAACAACAGGAGGAGCAGTGAGTCGCGCCTCGTCAATGTCCGTATCATAGCTATAGGATTCTCCACCAAACCTGGAAGCCGTGACCTCCATCGATGTAAGCACCCCGCTATTGATATAAATTTCATCAGTTTGCGCCTGCGCATAACGTGTCTTGACAACTTCCTCTTGAGTAGGTTGCCAAAGCGGATTGAACGTGACTGCCCATCCCTCCAGCTCTTTTCCCTTTGTGGGGCCCTCGGAACCTAATTGCACAAGGCGAACAAGATGCTCGCACGGTTTCCGAAGCTCCTGCTCCTGCCTGGAGGAAACATCGTCATAGTAAAGACGAATAGACCCGGCAGCTCCACCGCCTAAGCCCCGCGATTGCTCTCCAAACAGTAACACGTAAGGTATACCCGTCACAGCACAAAGAGCTCCCTCCAGCTTTTCAATAAGCTTTTCAATCCCCGTAACTGAAGCACTAACCCTTTCCATCTTCTCTTCACTGTCAAGAAGAATGGTATTGATAATGTGTTTCGATAAATCGATCAAATTCAATCTGTCCTTGACGAGTTTCTCCTGCCCCGTAGCTATCATATCCTGGAGCCCTTCAATAGTCAGTATGCCTATTATAAATTCACCGATAATACTTTCAAGGTCGCCATAGGAATCGCTTAACCCGCGGAGCCTTTCATAGTAAGCAGTGAGCACACTGTCACCCCAACCATTATTGGAAAGACGTACACGGTCCGGCAGCTCTGCACCGTCAAAGCGAATCGTTCTTGATTCGTGAACTCTATAATTGATCGCTGTGGTCGCATTCGTAATATTATAGAATTCAGGTTGTCCGAATTGCTCATGTATTGGATTGTTGTAAAGCATATCGGAGGACCAGTCAACTTCCCATCTGTCATGCACACGCATGAACCGCAAAGCTTTAAAGCTCGCCGGATTGAATGGAGTATCAAATTCGCCTCCGTCGTCTAAACCCAACACGACAAGCGAGCCACCGTACAGGTCGCCCCATCGTAAAGCTGATTTCAACATCGGTAATGTGTGTACGTTATTGAGCGCCTCTACTATCAAGTTATCCGGGTCACCCTCAACCTTGAACCAGTTGCGTACCATGTCGTCAATAGGAAGCTCGATGATACGGCGAGCCAATCCGTCATGCCTGTATAATGCGTCAAGCGTTTGATGCGGAATCATTTGATTCGCTGCAAACTCCGTAGAGTTACGCTTGTCAACGCCAGTAACACCTTTCCCCGTGAGTAGATTCTGCCATCCGTCAACTCGCTGAACCAACCTGTTCATCTGCCGTATGAGTTGGGGCTTGGTCAAGCTGTCAAAACCTTTTTTTGATACTGCCATGCGATCCTCCTAACGTTTGGTTAATTTACTAAGGTCTACTCTTCGTTTGCCATATTTAGAATGTACTACATATCGTCCACCGTCTTGACAATGATCCTTTACTTTCTTGGGTTTATCTTCACCACGTTTCTGTGCATTGCTGTCCCACACGTAGCCATACATCTCTTCGATGTAGTGTTTACACTTGGTTCCTATTGCATACTCCCCGCTCATTAACATGCTGCCTACTGTGCGTATGCCGTCCAGCACAGCATTATCGGCATGGCGTATACCATGAAATCCATCCTGTCTGAGTTGCACGTGGAAACTCTCGGCAGAAGGATCCAAGTATATCTTACGAACCTTCGTAAACCACTTAGGTCCCAGGCGCTCAAGCAAAAACATTCTCAGATCAGTGCTGTACTCCTTATCTGTTTTCTGCCTTTGCCGTGCCTTTCCATCGTAGTAATATTCATCCTCGGCCCATATTTTGGGCTTCGTTTGGGGGTTGTTTCCAATGAGTAGAAATGCCGTCGGGTTTCCGGTTCCGTAATCGATGCCAACATCGTAGTATGTTGCTTCAGGTAAACGAGACAGAGTGTGCTCGTCCTCGTTAAAGAAATCATAGATAGCTCCTTCAGCTGCGACCCACATTCCAAGTATAAACCGTTTGAACCAGAGCCCAACATAGTTCATTTTTATTGCATCAATATATCGCTGTGCTAAGTGTGTATTATCCTCGAGCCTAAACCTGCCGAGGAATACGTCAAGCTGCTTTGCCCTGGAGAAGTAGTCCGTCATAAGCCAGTGATTCGGATTGTCCGGATTCGTCGCACCGAAAAACTGTGACACATCTAAGGATAGCCTGCTGTCAAGCATCTTGAAAAACGATTCCGGCCATAGCGTAATTTCATCGCCTAAGACCTTGCGTGCTGTGCAGCCGCGGATCTTGCCCTCGGACCGCTCATCGTTCGCACCCACTGTATAAATGATATTATCAAATACGTGAAGCTCCCGCTTTCCCGGGTAGTACGAAGCTGAGTTGCCTAACATGTCGCAGAGTGGATTGATAATATTTCGACGTAGTGAGTCTAACGTCTTGCCTATGAGTAAATCAATCGCATCGCTTGGTAAACCATCTTTTGGTTCCCCAATTGCCTTCACAAACCTGTGGTTGAAACAAACAGTCTTTCCGGACCGTACAGACCCGTCGAGGAAGTTAAGCCGTGCAGTAGAGCGCCGGAACGCCCATTGTTGCTTAGGGGTGAGTAACACTATTCACTCCTATCAGCATTCTCTTTATCAAACTTATCCATGTCCTCCTCAGACAGCTCTGACATCTTGTCAAGTGCTTCGAGGATCTTGCCTTTGTTATCCGCCTTAACACCTTCACTATCACGAGTCCAGCGTTTACGGTTGATAAGCCACATACTCGCAGCAGCAGTATCCGGTGCTAAATCCTCATAGTATTCGCGCTGGTCAGTTATCTCCCCTTCGAAAGATGCAAACTTCACCTTTCGCTGCTGCATACCACAGGCACGCTGCTTGAGTGCTATCATCACTTCTGCATCGGCCAACTCCGCACCATTAAAAAAAGCATCGCTCAAAATGGGATGCTCCTTTAAATAATCGCGAAGTGTGTTGTGAGCTACACCTATAAGCGTCGCAGCTTTACGAACCGAGTATCCGCAGATGCCAAGCATCCGCAAACTGTCCTCATTTACCAATGGGATATTGTCCAGGATTTTCACACCTTTGGGCCTTCCAGGTGGCCTTTTTAGACGTATCTTTTCTTCAGCCTTTTCCTTCCGTTCGAAAAACGAATAAAATTCATCCTTCACTCCTGCGAAACATTTGGGGCTTATTCCGACAGCTTGAGCATAATGTGCTTGGCTCTTGAAACCCTTTTTGTAAACCTTATACGCTTTGATTTTGTCTGTGTAGGTGGGGATGTACTTTGAGTGGACATGTTTACGTTTTTTTGCCATTGATGATCCTGGATGAGGGCCTGGGTGACTACGGTCAACGTATAACTAAATGATACGACAGGGGATATATAAAAGGCAAATATAATTATCAAATAGCGCCGGAGCGTAAACCTGTCATATAAAAATGAACTGGAAAAACGTGTACTCCTACTTGTAAATCTACTCACGGTAGTCCTCGCATTTTATATAGGAGCACGCTATGACTGCACGGGTTCCATGTACTCGCTTATGGTTCCCGCATTTCTTGCAGATGTGCGACGATATAAACCAATGCCCACCGCTTGCAATATCCGCAGGAGCACACACAACAGCAGTCTCCTTTGGCTTACGCGGTCGGATATACAATGCACGCTTATTTTGAGGAACGCGCCTAACTGCCATTCGCTACCCGCTTTCTAATAAACGATGCACGCTTGACCAATTTGCGTGCAGGAGGTAATAGGTTTTGCTGCACAGCTCCCCGCCTGGAAAGCCTACGCTCCCAATCGTCAGCTTCAATCCATAACGTATCGGCATCCTTCACTCCTCGCACAATGCCAACCACTTTCTGCCCTGTCCTTCTGTTAATTGCTTTCACGACCATGTCACCATCCTCCGAAAACTCAGCAAACAGCACAGCAAAATCGGACCCGTCCATACAAATCTTTTCAATTGTGTCAAGCAACAATTTCAACCGTTTCCGGTTTAGCAACACACGAGCTTTGATGGGTTTATCGTACACTCGTTGGAACAGATCCTGATAATCAAAATAGTCCTTGGGATAGGGCTTTGCCTGGACTGCTTTGGTTCGCTTTCCATCATACATTGAAACTTGTATGTTACCCTCGTCCAACGAAATGTCAACATGCTCCAGTAGTCCACCAAATTTCCGGTCAACACCAATCAGCTTAATAGTTTCCCGGGCCGTATCGCTTGTCATCGTCGTAGCTACGTCACTCAAAGATTTCAACGGCAGCTTTTCAGCCACCCGGGGCTGTACAGGAGAAACGCATACCGTAGTCTCCCGATTTGACGCGACGACTGTACCATCAGATTCAACGCGCACAGTATCCAGTACCGGAACGGACTTGTCCGCGGTTGTCAAGTTGACCACCTGTAATGCATTCTTGGATACAATCATAATCCACCCTGCTTTCTATCTCATAATGCGTTCAAGTGATCGTCTATGATCCAGGACAATACCATGCTCCAACAATAAAGCTTTTCCCGTACGATACCTTTCCGGGCTCATGTTATAAACCTTGAACCGTATTTTCGAAGTGTTTACTGTAGTCACCTTTGGAAGCGGTGCCTGGAAATACTCCGTAATAATAAATTCCATCACTTGCGAGAAAAACTTGTTTCCCCCGACGAATAGTTCGCGGCGCATTTCATTATACTTCATCGCCACAACAGCATCCCCATGGTATACAACATGCTTTTCAATCATTCTACCTCCTCTAAAATTTACATTGGTGAAACTGCCCTTATTTTGCCCCTCTATTAGTCCCTACGGTATGTATTTATTAAAAAAAAAATTTCACCTTCTATGATTGTTGATAGGTCGGGACCCTCCCGTAGGCTCGTATATAGGGGCATTTTAAAGGCACTTTCCTCCTAAGAAACACAATTCCCACTATGTAATTCACTTGACACCAAAAACAAAGTGCCCCCACGCTGGAATTAAGGTCCACAGCGCCAGGCCCTAAAAAACTACATTCGCGACGCGACGATTTTACCATTGGGCCAAACCTTCTTGAATAGCAATTTATTACAATGTGGGCACACAACAGCTGAATCCCAATAGCCCTTCGCTGTGACAAGTGCCCGGGTTGGCACCTGAGCTTCAATGCGTCCATCGCAGTGAGGACACTTGAAACGCTTGATCTTGAATGTGGGTTTACTTATCAGCATCCTGAATTGCCTCCGTGCCAACGTGCGGCCTTCGCACCTGTATAGTATCGATC